TGTCTTACGTATTTTTCATATCCACATTTCTAAGAAAGGGAGCGTCGGTTCGACTCCGGGTGCGGGGGCAAAGAGATAAAGACTTATGATACTTTATGAAAGCAATATAGCAGTTACGGTGGCGGAGCTTACAGACCCCGACAATGGGGCTATTATGAGCTATTCTAACTATAAAAAGTTAGCCATAAGGGGTTCTCTATCTATTCTCCGTCCCGGCAAAGGTCTGGATCATCCTGCCCTCATAGACTATCATACATTGCCGGAGCGTTTCCGGAAGAAGTATGTCGCCAAATACGGAGATCCTGAGAAAGTCATAAGAGAGAAAGAGAGCATGCTTGAAATCAACGAGGACGCCCGCACCTTCTTCAGCGGGCATGTGCTTCCGGACGGCAGCCGCCTGAAGGAGAAGTTCATAGATGAATATACGCTGAATGCGTCCGTGCTTGACAGGCTTGTATCCATGGAGAACACCCAGAGAGCCGCCCGTAATATGCGAAATAACAGGACTCCTGTAAGCTGGGAGGCAATAATGGAGGAGAGCGACAGGCTTAGAGACATCCACGGACACACGCTGCCGAAGGGGCAGGCCAGACTGCGGGACAAGATGAGACAATATCGGAGATCAGGCTTTGAGTGCCTTGTATCCGGCAAGCTGTCCAACACAAACACCGCCAAGGTAAGTGAAGATGGTCTTGAGATACTTCTGAAGTTGAAGCGCAGCCGTTTCCCTGTCTATACGAATGCCCAGATCCTCGAAGAGTACAACAGGATAGCCTCATCAAGAGGCTGGAAGCGGCTGAGGTCGCAGGCCACGGTGAACGGAATTTTGGAGAGTCCGGAAATGAAGCCGAAATGGTATGCAGCCGTGTATGGCGAGTTGAAGGCCAAGCAGCTGTTTGCACGCCAGCACATAACGGTGCTCCCGACATGCAGAGATGCCCTGTGGTATGGAGACGGCACCAAGATCAACCTCTATTATAAGACCTACAGGGACGGGAAAGCCGTCATGGCGTCATTACAGGTTTTTGAAGTTGTGGATGCCTACAGCGAAGCCTTTATAGGCCATTACATCAGCGAGCAGGAGAATTTCAAGGCTATGTATTGGGCTTATAGAATGGCGCTGGAGTTCTCCGGCCACAAGCCGTATGAACTCGTGTATGACAATCAGGGCGGCACCAAGCGAACAGACGCTATCGAGTTCCTTTCCAAGGTGGCAGTGTGCAGCCGACCGACTGCGCCGCACAACGCACAGTCAAAGACAATCGAGTCCATATTCGGCCGCTTCCAGAGCCAGGTCCTGCACAAGCACTGGTTCTTCACGGGCGGCAATATCACAGCAAAGTCGGACAGGTCAAGAGCGAACATGGAGTATATCCTCGCAAATATAGACAAGCTGCCTACAAGGGAGGAAGTCATAAGGATATATGAGGAAGACAGGCGGATATGGAACTCACTCCCTCATTACAAATATAAGGAGTGCCACATGTCACTGTACATGAGTTCACAGAACAGCCGTGCGGTCGAGCTGACGGACGCCCTGCGTGATGACCTCTTCTGGCTTTCAACAGTCAGGGAGAGCACCTTCACCAGCCGTGGCATTACAATAACCATTGACGGCGAGGAGATGACCTACGACGTCTATGGCGAAGACCGGCTGTCGGATCAGGAATGGAGAACAAAATATACAAATGAGAAGTTTATCGTCAAATATCTTCCGGGACATCTCTCTGTGGTCAGGCTCTATAAGAAAGACAAGAACTACGGTCTTCAGTTCGTTACGGAGGCCAAGCCTTATGAGGTGTTCCACCGTGCCCTACAGGACCAGACTCCTGAGGAGAGGTCAAGGCTTGCGGTGTACGCTCAGAGGCAAAAGGAGCAGAGGGTGGCGGATGACATCGCCGCGCAGGAGTTTGACATCAGGCACGGCATAGCCCCGGAGCAGCACGGTCTGCGCTCGCCTAAACTTTCAGGCATATCTGACTGTACCTATGAGAGGATAGCGGACAAGCTCACGAAAAAGGAGGGGCAGCCTGCGGACGACCTGCCCGTAGAGGAGATGCCGCCTGTCACAATAGGACAATATCAGAAGCAGATGAGCAATATGGACATCATTGCGGCCTGTGAGAAGTTTTAACGGGAAATGAAAAACACAAAACAAACAGATATGATCACAACACAACAGAAAAATGAGATCCGCTCCAGGCTTGAGGCCTATGTGAAGCGGTACCCGTCGCAAAACAAGGCGGTGAACAGCCTCAAAGGCACGTCCGCAGGCACTGTGTCGTCTATAATCAACGGCAAGTGGGACAATATCAGCGAGGACATGTGGCTGAATATCAGCAGCCAGATAGGTGCAAGTTCACAGTGGCAGATTTGCCGGACATCAGCGTTCAACAACCTGATGTTCTACATGGACGATGCAAAGAACGAGAGCAGTGTGATGTGGGTTGTCGGTCCTGCCGGCAGCGGCAAGAGCACGGCGGCCGGGGTGTTTGCATCTGAAAACCCTAATGTCTTCCTTCTGACATGCAGTGAGGACATGCACAAGTCCGACTTCATCAGGGAGCTGGCCGGCAAGGTAGGTGTAAGGACAGTAGGGCTTACGGTCCGGGAGAGCCTTGCGGCAATCATAGACGCTCTGGTGCGTATGGAAAGGCCGCTGCTCATCTTCGATGAGGGGGACAAGCTGACCGACAGCGTGCTCTACTACTACATCTCCCTGTACAACGCCCTTGAGGACAAGTGCGGCATGGTTTTCCTGTCCACTGCCTACATCAGGGAGCGAATGCGCAAAGGGCTTAGCAGGGCGAGGAAAGGGTATGACGAACTGGACAGCCGCATCTGCAGGAATTTCATCCCGCTTGACTATATCGGCAATGCAGAGGTAGCTGAAATCTGTCATGTCAACGGTCTTAACGACCCCAAGGCCGTGACAAGGGTCATGAAAGATGCAGCCTCATGTGGCAATGACCTCCGGAGGGTCAAGAGGCTTGTTCACAGGGAAGTGAAGAAGTTGAGTTTATAAGCCGTTCAAAGACCGTTCAAACAGCATTCAAACGATGAAGAGACCTCTTACAGCAGCTATGATATTGGACATGCAGCACGAGACGATAGAGCCGGGCGGCGTGTGGAAGGACTGTGTAGGCACGATGAGCAGGCACGGGGTCGTGTTCGTCTGGGGCAACTCCGGAAACGGCAAGACTTCCGCCGTGATGAGCCTGTGCCGGGAGCTGGCCGCATTCGGTAAGGTGCTGTACATTCCTTTGGAGGAGAGATATTCTCTGTCACTGCAGGAGGTTTTGAGGAGGTACGACATGCAGGACTGCGGCTCGTCGTTTCAGGTCATAGACAGCTGCACCATGGAGGAACTGTCCCAGAGGCTCGGAAAGCGGCGTGCTCCGGAGTTCATAGTGATAGACTCTTTCCAATACATGCAGATGTCATATCGGCAGTACATAGCCTTCAAGAACAGCCACCCGAACAAGCTGCTGATTCTTGTCAGCCATGCAGACGGACGTCAGCCGGCAGGGAGGGCGGCGAGGAGCGTGATGTACGATGCCGACTTGAAGATATGGGTCGAGGGATACAAGGCGTTCAGCAAGGGGCGGTTCATCGGCAGTACAGGCGAAGCGGTCATTTGGGAGAAAGGGGCAGAAGAATATTGGAAAGGGCTTTAATGATTCAAGACTATGAAAAGTATAAGGGAAATAGAAAGATGGCTGTCCGCTCAGGAGTGGTATGAGCAGTTTTGCGACAATAGGGAGGAACAGGTGGAGTATGGGGAGTTCTTTCAGGGGAGCACGCCGGAAGATGAGAGGCGCGCACGCATAATATCCAACGCCTTTGACTGGAATCATACCCCGGAAGGGTTTGAGTTCTGGGAGAAGGCGAACAGGAGTTACATAAAATGGCTCACTGACGGAGACTTCATGGCAGAGGTCAGCCTTGTATCACAGTTTGACTAATTACGAAACAGATATGAAAAAGGCAAACAGATTTTCAAGATTCTACGCCCTGCTGAAGGGCAATCCTGCTGCTGACAAGGAGAGCCTTGTGCTGCAGTACACAGACGGCAGGACGACATCCCTGCGCGAGATGAGCAGGGAGGAATACGATGAGATGTGCGATGCTCTGGAGGGCAGCATGGCCCACTGTTACAGAATGGCCAAGGAGAGGCTCAGGAGCCTGCGGAGCAGTGTCCTGCTGCGCATCAGCCGTCTGGGCATAAGCACGGTGGACAACTGGGAGGGCATCGACGCTTTCTGCCTGTCTCCGAAGATTGCCGGAAAGAGGTTTGCGGCCCTGACTGCGGACGAATTGTCG